TAGATTGTGCTAATGCTAAAACGTTCTTACGTTCTGTAGCATGTGCTAACATAGATTCTTTTAATTGAGTGTCCTGATAAAAGGATAGTATATCTCCAATTGCTGCGGCTTGTTCGATAAATACCATACCTGGAGATGCCTCATTAAAATCTGAATATGAATTTGGAAAATATGTTTTTGTATAATCAATAAGATTCTGCTTGAAAGAATCGAAATCCTTTCCTAAATAATTCAAAGTCTTTTTTTCTCCAAAGGTTTTTTTAATAGGATTTATTGCCATTTTACTTTTCTACATTTATTTGTACTGAGTCTGATAGTGATGGGTTTGATTGTAATGAAAACTTTATATCCAAAGATACTTTGTTTGTATCTATATCATTTTCATCATAATCGAATATTATTTCGTTTATATTTAAATAAGGCAACCATATTGAAACCGCATTTATTATAGAATTTTCTATTGATACTTCTATATTATCAATTGGTTCAAATAATACTTTCCAAACATCACAACCAAAATCAGGTTGCATTAATCTTTCTCCTTTTTTTGTAAGAATCAGACTTTTTAAATTATTTTTAGCTTGTTGTAATGTTGTGAAATTAGTTGAAAAAACCCCATTAGAATTAGATGATTGGTTTATACCAATACCTAAAACTTTATAGTCATTTTCAACTAAATCATCTACTTTTACTTTACCAAGCTCTATTGCCATTATTTAAATCTCTTTACTAATTCTGAATAATCTCTTGTCAATGCTTTAACAGTTGCATCTTGCAATGCATCTCCTGTTGATTCAAAGTTTGGTGTGTTTTGTGGAATATCATGTATCATTCTGTAATCCATAGTTTCCCACTCATCTTCCATACTTTGTTGTGGTTGTAGCATATCTAACACACTACCACCTGCTCCAGGCACACCACTTTCTGCTCTTTGTGCGGCAGTGAATGGTGTTGTTTGACTCAATACCTCATTTAGTATTGGGTTTTTTGTAAATTCTTTTACTTGTTGAGGTTTTTGTTGTACAATTGGTTGCTGTTTTTTAATATTTTTAGGAGCAACTTCTGTCATCTCTCTCAATGTTGGAGTAGATGTTTTCTTTTGTGAATTTAATGTAACTGCACCGGATTTGATTAGCTTTGCTAATTCTTCTTTAACTTGTTGTTTAACTTCACTCTTAACAACCTCCTTAATTAATCCGACTAATAATTTTGAATCCATAATAATTTGTATATGTTTAATAATAAATATTGAAAGAATAAATTTAATACGATTGTATTAACCTATGATTTTATAACCACTCCAATTGAGTATTGCCGGAGCGGGTGGAGCGGGTGGTGGATATTGTGCCATAACGGACATAATTCCACTAACTCCCATTAAATGGGTTTTAGCCACATTAACAAATGGGTTAATCATTATATTTGTTTGAAAACTAAATTTAATGGTTGGTGGTATAAAAAATATATTAGGAATTTGTGGTATTTTATCTTTAATCAAATCATAAGCCATTGCCAATAATTCCTCTTTGGTTGGTATTTTTTCTTCTACCATTTTCTTTAACTCTTCCTTTGTTGGTACTTTTGGTATATTGATGCCCGGCAGTTGTATTTCGGGAACTACACCATCTATTGTATCCTTTACAAATTTTTTAATTTGTTGTGGAGTTGGTTTTGGGTTTGGAATATTGTTAGATATTTCAACTGCGGTTTGTATGGCTGATATTATTGGTGCTAATATAGTTGCTTCTATTGGTATAATTAATTGAGCTTTTAATTGTTCAACTGCAGCTTCTAATAATTTATTCTTAGCTTTTTCTATAATTTCTTTTCTTTTTGGTAATGGTGGAAATGGAAATTTAATTGCTTTTTTTAATTGAGAACCTATTGATGGTTTTTTCTTTTTAGCCTGTTTTGCTTTTTGTATTATATTTTTTCCTGCTTTTATCGCAGGATGATTGGATATTTTAGAATCAACTGGTTCTTTTTTTAATATTTTTTGAATTACTTCATATACATTTACTTCACCAATTGGTGGTATATTAATAGTTTGTTCTTTTAATTTATCTTCTAATGCTTTTGTAGCTTCTACTTCAGCTTTATGTAGCGCAGCTGAGGCTGCTAACATTATTGGGTTTGGACCAATATTCATAATTGTTCCTGGTGCTGGTGGAGTTGATTGCCATCCGGCAGGCTTTAGTAATGGGTTTGGTATTGGTGCCATTTCAGCGCCTTGCCAATATGCATCGAATGCGGATGGGTATATTTCTTGTAGTATATTAAAATTTTCACCATCACTATCTTGTCCTTTTTTTAATGCTCTTTTAATAACATCAGCCATTCCGCTAACGTTACCATTTATAACAGGAACACCATATAACATATCACCACCTCTTTTTATACATTGGTCATATTCTTTAGCATAAAAATCAGCAAATGCATCTGTATCTTTTGCGAATTGAAAAGATACCATAGATTTTAAAACATTTATTTTAAATAGTGTCCAAGACATTATGATTTACTTAAAAAGTTCTTGGCAGATAATAAAGTATTTAATTTTCCTTTTATCGCTTTGAATGCTGCTATATTTACTGGGCCAGTTGCTGTTGGTCCAACTGGTGTTGCATATATTTGCTTCGTTATTTCATCTATTAACTCACCCATTATTTTTACTAATTCGCCACCCATAACCATCTTCTGAACAGCTGCACCAGCTGCTCCTTCACCTTTATCTTTACCCAAATATATTTTACCATTATCTGAATTTAAAAAGATATTGTTAGAACCTTCTGAATGAATTGTTATATTTTTCTTATTATGAAAGTATATTTCTTTTTCAGCATCAATAGAATAATTACCATCGGTAATAACACCCGTATTACCTTTACCAAATATAATAAATTCTTTTGCTTTAGCTGATAATATAATTCTATCTGAATTTACAAATAACTGGTCTCCACTTAAATCTTTAGAATTGGGATAATCTTTAAATCCTTTCTTTTCTTTTTTTATTTCTTCTTTAAATGGAACTTTTATTTTATTAGATGTGATGTAAATAGATGTACCATCTTTATTAATATCCTCATCAATCAATTCACCAATCTTTTTAGAATCTAACTCTGGGTTTTGTTTATTACGAATGAATATACCAGGTGATGATGTTTTACCATCTTCGGTTAAATGAAATTCACTAAAGCGAATCGTATTGCCAACTCTACCACTTATGATAGTATCGCCTTGCTTTGGTTTTAAGAATTTAATTTTTTCGTTTACTTTATATTCTTCCGTAGAACTTTTTTTATTTTCAGAATTAGTTTGACCACCCGAATCTTTTGTTTCTCTTAAACTCTGACCATTACCGCTTGATTCTTTTGGTTTATTGTTGCTGGTTGGTTCTAATGCTTTATATGTAACATAATCTCTTCTATAATTAGAATATGGTGTTACTGAATATGGTAGCCAAAATATATTAGATTTATCTATTTCGATTATCAATACAGTTTCTCCCTTAATTGGTATTGTGAAATTATTCTTATCGAATGGATAAGCATAATATTCGGTAGTCATATCTGGGTATATAAAAGTTATAGCCCCATACATTCTTGCATCTTTATCAGAAAAATCTTTGTTTTTATTATATACAGACACAAAATCTGCATCTTCACCCTTTTCATATGGAGTTAAATCCACATCAATAGGAAATACTTTATCTACCGTTGCTAAATATGATTCAATACTAGCCATTAAATTTTTGATTTAATATCATCTAATTCTATTTGAATATCAACCAATTTTTCTTCATTTTTCTTTTCAATTTCGTTTACTGTATCTTCTAATTCAGTAAGTAATTGATTTTTTTCATGCTCACTTAACCAACCATCTTCACCAATACCCTTTGCCTCTGCTGCTGCTAATCTTTGTGCAATTGTTGCAAGTTTAATAAGATGGTCATCGTTCTTAACCGATACCTCTATTAAGTCTTTGATAATTGGAGCAATAACAGTTGCTTCACCAACATTCTTAATTAGTTTCCTCAATGATTCAATCAAATCGGAAATGTTTTTCTTTTTGTTTTGTTGGTTTTCGTATATATCTTTAAATAATGATGATAAATTTTTACCATCAAATAGTTGAAATTCTGATGCCATTATATTATGTTGTTATCTACTATATAATTATAAAGTTCTTCACTTATTAGATTATAACCATTTTCATTGGGGTGTTTTGATGGTATTTCTTCAAATGAATTGGGGTATTCCCAAGCTGATTCATCTGATGTTTTAACTAAGAAATCCCTAATGGTTTGTTTAGCGAATCCCCAATAATTTTTTTTATTTATCAAATGTGTAATATCATCTTCTCTATTTAAATCTTGCACCATCATATCAAAAGCATCTAGCATTAGATATTTAACGCCATATTCTTCTAACATCTTTTGTAAGAAAACAATATAATTTTGATTTATTATATTATAATAGTTTTGATTAAACATATTTTCTAAAAAAAACTTTTTATATTGTTCTAAAAATCCGTTGTACTTATCATCACCATATTTGTAAGATTCAAAAAACTTATGTGGTAATAGTGCTAGTTCTTTTACAGACCAACTAATCCATTCACCCTTTGGTAAAAAATGTACGTGGTCTCTTAATGATGAACTCCACATTATAATAACCAAATCTCCTTTGTGTATTTTCCCATTTCTTAAATCTGCAATTACATCGTTAAAAATTAAGTTAT